AAAAATCTTCTTACCTGGATATCTACGATGTATCTCTTGGCAAAGTTCATCTGTGTTTGAACTCCATATGGTTATCTCATCCATAACATAAACTACGCCGTTTTTTATGTGTGCCACCACAGCACTCATAGGATCAAGGTTGAAGTCCATACCTATATGGATGATGTTGTTGTCAAGAGGTTCACTGAAATGTTTCACATTATCTTTCATTGAAAAGCCGTAATAAATTATGCCTGAATATGTTTCCCAGGTTGCTTGATATTCTTGCCTAAATGTTTTTGCATCTAGATCTCTCTTGGCCTGTTCAATCTCGCCAGCATCAACAAAACCACCATCAATGGTTGTGAATTGATAACTTGACCATTCCTGCTCTGTTGGATCTTGTCCCCTCTGGTATAGATCGTGAAACCAATTCATTCCTTTTGGTGTGCCTTCAAACAAGGCCAAACCATTTGTGTCTGATAGTGTTGGTCTTAAAACCGTGCTCCAGGCCTCTTCGTCAATATCAGCACATTCATCTAATACTAAAAAATCAATACCAACCCCCCTTAAAGAATCTTTGTTGTCTGCACCTCGCAAACATATCCTTGATGCATTTTTAAGTTCTATGGTAAGTTCTGCTTCGTTGATCCTTTTGACCCAACGAAGTTCTCTCAATATTTGTTTTATCTTTACCCAGGCTATCTGTTTGGCCTGTCTGTATGATGGTGCCACGTACCAGCACACCTTGTTTGGATTCCGTGCGTGATAACAAAGTTCTCTGATTGCTAATGTTGTTTTGCCAAATCTTCTGCCAGTGACCAACACTCTGAATCGTGCTTGGTCATCCGCTACCTTGCGTTGCGGTGTTGATAATTTCATATAGTGTAATTATATGGTGTTTATTTGTCTTCCCACGGTAATGGTGCCGTTGACTCTTCGTCTGTTGGTGAGTCCTGTTGACCCAACCAGTTCTTACCAAGGAACATCAGCATACGAGCATCGCCCGCCAATGCCTTTTCAAATTGTGCTCTTCTCAAACTTTTCTTACCTTCAGCCTTGCCCTTCTCTATGAGGTTCTTGAATCTCTTTTGTAGTGTAGCCACTGAAGTGCCAACGCAGTCTGCTATCTCTTCGTAGGTGCAGTGCATTGATGCCAGTTTGAATATCAAGTCGTGATCTAGTTTGTATGATTTCTTTTGTGCGTCCATTATAATGTTTTATCCTCGCATACTATCCTGAAATGCCTTGCGTCAGTGTCACCTTGTGATGTCACAATCTTACAACGGATGTTATACACATTGCCAGCGGTTCCACCTTGTAATCTTATATTGACCAACTTGCCACCTGTGACTGTGATGTCCGTTGATGCATCTGTTGGATGCACTAAAGGATCTGCGTCACCAGTTGGTGAAGTGATTGTGACTGTGGGCGTACCAGTAATGCTGTCGCCAGTGGTCAAATAATCTGTGAAGTCAAGACCATATTGTATGTTTGACTCTGGATCTTTTGTAATAAAAAGACCATCGTTGTCTTTTTTGAATCCTGTTAAATTTGCCATTAATGATTGCTCCTAACTCTTGGTGTTGAAAATCTGTTTGTCATTGGTGGTACTTTCAATTTTAAACTCCGTGTTTCTTGCGGAACAAGGTGTGCCCTTGTTTCTGCACTAACGATATTTACTCTATTTTCTGCCATTACCAATGTTTGTCTATTTTCCACAGGCAATACTATCGTCCTTGTTTCTGCATCAACCTTGATTGTATTGAAAGGATCTGCTTGGAAGAACAGCCTACCAACCTGTAAAGTGCTGGCAAATGCAGTCAACGCCGCCAAACCAGCAGGTTTAAATGTTGGAGAAAGATCAAATTCTGTCGCGGCAGTGATCGTTGATAAACCTGAAGGTTTGAACGTTGGCGTGATTGATATTGATGATGTGACATCAATGTCAGCAAATGTATCTGTGATAGCACTCGCTGTCAATACGGTATTGAATGCTCCTGTTATTGCAATAGGTGAGTCATCTAATGAATAAGTTATGTTTGCAGTCAACGATGGAGACATCGCTGAAGTAATCGTTATACTAACATCTATGACACCTGATGCAGTAGGACTTATTGTGAATGTTGAAACAACGTCAAGTTCTGCGGCCTGTTCAAATGCTGATTCTTCCGCAAGTGTGAAAGTGCCTGTGTATGAGACTGTATCACCAAGTTTAAATAATGGTGTCAACAGCATTGATGACGCTGATTCAAGCACGAAATCTTTTTCCCAAACGTCGTTTGGCCAATTGTCCCAACTCTGTTCATTACCAAGCCAAGTGTCAACAGGCCAATCATCCCAACTGCTTGAAGCAAGGAAATTCCAAGTGTATTCACCTTCAATGGTCACAAAATCATCAACAGAGAAACCTGCCTCAAAGTATGTGTTTAGGTTGAAGACATCCCAAGTGTAATCACCTGTTATGTCATATTTCAAACCAGCAGATATGCTGGTGCTGGTCGTAGCAACAAGTGTGTCATCTACTCCAGGTTTGAATAATGGCACAATCGTCATTGCCGTTGTGCCTTGCAATGATGCTGATGCCAAAGCAAAGTTGGCAGTCGTCATTAGTGTGTTTGTGGCCACATCCAATTCGCCTACGCCACCTAATTTAAAGGCTGGTGTGACATTGAAAGTGGTTGTGCATACTAAATCTGAAGCACCAAATTTCACATTGACACTGTCTTCATTGATAATTGTTGTGCTTGTGAGATTTGAAGGAACCGCTAATTTAACACTTCCAGTCGCTGACATCGTTGAAGTGACTGTTGTAAAATCTAAACTATCGTTGTTCAAACCATCTATGATGTAAAGATTGGCCTCCCAACTCCTTGTGGCAGTTGCTCTGAATTCTGGAATGAACAATACGTCCCAGCCGCTGTAATTGCCTGGTGTGTCATAACTGCCAGCACGTACGGTTGATTGGAGACTGGACAATGTGTTTTTCGCACCTCCAGTGACATCACTGCCTTGAACTACGTGATCGTTTCGTAGATTGAATGAGTTTGCCTGGCCAGGCCAACTGGCACTGCTTATCGTATCGTCAAAGTACCCTAAAGCATCGTTGAGGCTGAATGTGTGTGTGACATCACTACCTTCCGCTTCTTCAACGATGGTGAAATCATATCTAACAGGAAACAACCCTGTAGATCGTCTACTCCAACTACCAAAGAAAGTAGTACCGTTGTTGTCAATTGAAGGTTGTGAAAAGGTTACCTTACATCGCGTGGAAGGTATGCCATTCTTGCTTGTCAGAAGACCGCCTGTGGCATCACCCCAAGGGAAAGTTAATGATTCACTGTTTCCACTGGAGTTTGTTAGTTCTTTGTCGTACCTCGTGGCATCACCACCATCAAGTGTTGTGGAACTTGAAGTCCAAGCACCACCAGGTCCTAATGCTGATTCAGTGACGTCGTTTGCCGTTAATTGAAACCGTTGGCTGTGTTGTTGATGTAAGTCGTCAATGGTTTCTGAAAAGACGAATTGTTTTGTGTCTGACACAGGAGACTACCTCCTTATGTTAAGCGAGACTGATGCTTAAATTGCCTGCTGAAATAGTGAACTGGTCACCACTTGACACAGTTTTGTCTGTAGTTAAAGAACCAAAAAATAACACATTACCACTTCCAATAGTGCTACTATCCAAAAGTGCTATGTGTGTCACTATACTACCTGTTGATCCTGCAGATTGATAATTGCCACCTGCTATAGGAAATGAAATACCTGTGCTGGTTTCAATTGTACCAGTAGTTGTAGTTCCAGCCGCCGCGAACGTGGCTGATTGTCTCACATAGTTGGTACTGCCTGAAGTATGCACTTCATAGTATCCAAACTTCGTAGTAGCATCTGTGCCTGATGTGTTGGCCTCAAGTGCCGCCGCCAATGCAGTCGCCTGTGTGTTGTTCGCTGTTGTGAATAGAGCAACATACACTGTTCCTGGTGCAGTAAAGGCTCCTGATGATCCTCTTAATGTGTGGTCTAATAATTTGTCTTCTAAATAATCACTTGCCGCTGTCATTGTTGTTTTCTCCTTTGTAATATTACAATGTTATTTATTGATGTTATGCTTGTATAAATCTTATCTTTGTATTGCCAATGGTCATTAAAGCACCTTGATTGAACCATCTATGTAGTCTCACTTCTTCTGCACCAGTGGCTGTGGGCAGTGTTTCAGCAAAGTTCAATATTTCAGTCAATGTGTTTGTTGAATGCACATATCTCAAAACAAATATACGTCCTGCTGATATCTGATAACCCGCAAACAAGAACACATCATTACTGTCGCCTACGAAACAGCCTGTGCCTGAAGTATCCCCTGATATCGTTGTTGACACGGTGCATATGTTTGACCTTGCCACACTGGCATCGCCTGCCTTGTAGGTTTCAAACATCATCTTGTTGGGGTTTAGTCCTCCACCTTCTCTCTTTGGCACGATTGCTATATCGTTGAATGCGGTAGAATTATACATTGGAGTGGCAAATTGATCAAACTCATATGTGTTTGAAAGAAACTGGGTGCTGTTGGCAGTATCAAATTGTGTCATTGTTGTGCTGTTGGTTGGTGAGCCTGAAAAAGTTGTTGGCGTCTGGCTTCCTGCTGTTTGAAGATCAATCTTGAATGGTTGCAGTGTCTCTCCATTGTCTGTGCTGTTGAGCCAGAAAGGTGTGTCTTTGTCAACAAATCCTGGCACACATCTGCCAGCACCATAAAAAAGGCTCACGTTGCTACTGCTTTCCGTTGAAACTGTTTCAGATGTTTGAAAATGATTGCCTGTTGCTATTGTTTCACCTCGTTTGGTATAATCAAGGTTGTTGTATCCTGTGCTGTCAGCGGCTCTGTCAACGAACAATGGACGTGTGTGCATTGTTCTGTTTGATGTGCCACCATCGTTCCTTGTCACTGTGCCACTTGATATTGTGAACTTGTGATATTGATTTTCACCTGTGCTGTCACTGTCATAGATCACAGAACCATCCTGTGCAGGTGCCACCAGTCCTTGGACTGAAGTATAGTTTGATGATCCTGTTGAAATAAACTCATTGCCACCGTCAGTGATTGAAAGTGTGCCTGACTGGTTCCTGATAACATCATATTGGATCTTATCATTTGTCCCTGAATCTTTGGCACTTATCAAAACACCATATTCGTTGTCAAATGGTGCGAAACCTATAAAGTGTTTGGTTGTTGTTGTTGTTGTGAAAGTGGTGTCATTGCTACCATCCCAAGTTGTAAATGAATTTCCTGTGGCTGTTGTGCCCTGTGCTAGTATGCTTTTGGCGAATCCTATTGGCATAGTGCTCCTACGCGAATGCTTTGG